TAGCATAAATTAGTGATGAATTAACTCGAGAAACACAAGCAGAAACCACCGGTACATTTGAATTAATTTGAGTAAATTGATTTGTGCTCATAGTTGAGTTATTCATCCATATATTGGGTTTTCTTGGTATTCCTGTACCAGCGAGCGAGGTATTAGTAAATGGGTAAGATACTGTAAATATACTAGAAGAATTATATCCTCCTTGCTGAAAAAAGAAACTCATAGTTCTATTATTCCAAATAAAACCAGTTGGGAAATCAGTTTCTAATAAACAGATAGTTCCATTTTCTGGTTTACATTGTATATATTGTTGATATCTGTTAGGTGGTGAAGTATAAATTAATGTTCTAGGATTTGCTGTTGTATATGAAGCATTAGTAAATGTAACTTCATAAAATGCATTACCCGCAATACCTAAATTTAAAACATTTGCGTCATTGGTATAAAATAACTTACCTGCTGAATTTACAATATCATTTGGGTTAAAAGTAATATCAGAAACACCATCAATAGATGTAATAGTATTAATTGTTGTAGATGTTCCATATACAAATATATAAATATTAGTAGTATCAGAAATCGCGATATGTGTAGCATCAATTTCACAAATACTCCAAACATTCGCTCCTAATGGAACAGTAAATGTTTGAATAATAGTATTTGGATTAGCACATGATCTTATAACAATAGTATCAGCTAATGCATTCCAATATGCAAAATTTGATGAAATAGGTAAATATGTAAGTTGAAATACTCTAGTGTCTAAATTAGGATATGTAGTTATGATATTTCCATTTATTCCATCATATTCAATTAGGGTGTAGTTGTTCGCCCCTATGTCTTCAACATAAAAGTATTTTAAAAGATGTTTAAAACATCCTCGAGCATTATCTAAATTTTTCCCATTAAATGGTAAATTAGAATTTAATATATAAGATTTAGCAGATGTACCAGCCAAATCAAAACCGACTAAATTTGAACCAATTTTAGTTGGATTATTTGGATCACCTCCAAATTGACAGAATTCATAAGGAGCAATAGGATGTTGTGAGATATACATATTATTATCAGCTCCAACTGCAAATATATTATTATTAAAATCATCATTATCAATAGTTAAAATTCCTGTAGCAGTACCATTCAAACTAAATTCACCAAATTCAGCCCATGTATTAGTTGCAGGACCAGCAGGTGAATCAGCAGCATTAAATTGATAATATAAATTAGTAGTTCCAACACCGTATAATCTGGCTTCAGCTTGATTAGAATAAATATATTTTAAAGGCGGTGAAGTATTAACAAGACTCATATTAACTGGTGGTGAAGAAATTGGAAATGGTGTAACATATGTTTCATTGTTTGAATCAACAGCAAAATAATAACCAGTTGATACTTTAGCTAAAGGACTAATTAATGTTGGTGAATTTGTAAGTTGTGTATCTTGTATATCAATTTCAAAAGCAGCACCACTATAAACACCAAATAAAGTATCGGGTGTAAATTGAGTAGATGCTAACTCATTCAATCTTCCATCAACAAATGTAATATCATTAACATTATATTTATTAGTTGGTGATACATAAGCTGTCACTCCGAGTTGCCAATTTGCGGGGTCTACTTTACTTCCTTCATAATAGTTAATAAAATCATTTGAATTACTAACAACACCAACATAAAAATCACCAGTAGATTTATTAGTTGTTATATATTTATATGATACACCGGAAGCAGGGGTAAAAGTTTGAAGTAGTGTTTTACTAATTTTATCAAATATCTTAAGAACTCCACCAGAAATAATATATAAAGAACCATTACCGTTTGGAAGCAAACCATTAGGAACATTGTCATAGTCAACTGATTTACCATCATCAGGAGGAAAGTTTAAAACAACTTTTTTAAGATCACCGAAATCACCATTTTTATAGATACCTAAATAATTCGTACCATCGGCACCTAATAAGCCAAATGTATCTTGTAATTTAACACTTGTCTCAACATTATAAAAGAAAGCCAGTTCATAATCTGTTAATCCTGTAAATGCTTCTCTATTTGGTTTAATTTGGATATCAGGAATGAGAACTGGTAAATTACTTTGTAGATTCCATCTAGCAATTGAAAGATAGTAATCGTCAGATTTATCTATGATTGGTGTTTGTTTGACTTGATTGAACTTAAGGGTTCTAGGAGATGCATTATTTGGTGTATACTCATTAAACAGACCCATATTGAAGTACTCATGTGTTGGTCCTAAATCATTATATACATATTGATTGTAGTTTTGTTGCAATGTGTTTAAACTGAATGCCATTATATATTATATATGTATATTAAAAAAAATTACAATTTATAAAAAAAAAAATTAAAATTTAGATTATTTACAATATTTAATATAATCTATATTATTTACAAGATTTAATATAAAATACATTAAATATGTGCAATAATTTATAAATTAATCCTTATATATAATCTATTTTACATTATTTTATAATAAAAATCAATATTATATTATAAAATTTTAAAATCTATTCAGAATCTGAACTTTCTATGTCTAATATAGTCTTTGCTAGTTTTCCCACTTCATCATCTGAATCTTCTGATTCTTCTGTTGTTGAAACATCTTCAATTTTTAGTTTTCGAATTGTTAGTTTTTCTACTGAATCATCTTCAATATTTTTTACTTCTTCGATTATTTTTTCTTCTGCTTGTTCTATTTCTTGTATTTTTTTCATTTCATTATTAATAACTGTTAAATGTATTTGTAAAGCTAAAGTTAGATTGAACCCCAGGTCTAAATGTTTCTTTACTTTTTCTAAATTTCTCATCATTAAGAGTCTACATCTTCTAAATTTATTATCAAAATCTTTTAACTCTTTAAACTCTTCAATCTTATCGTATCCCTTTTTATAATACATATTATCAATTGTTCTCATTAATTCTTTTGTGTCTACTAATAACTGTTCAACCTTATTTATCCGTTCTAAATCTTCAACCATTCTATATAATATAATATAGATTATTTTTTTTTATAATCTACTTATATTATTATATAAATGTATTTTATAGAAGATTATCATATGGGTAAAGTTAATGAAGATTATGTTTATTCTTTAATCTGTAAATATTGGAATGATAGACACATTGAAAAGTCAAAAGACTCTTATTGTAACTTTGATTTTTATGATTGTAAATATAAATATGAATTGAAGAGTCGAAGAGTTAATCATGATAAGTTTGATACTACACTTATCCCCGCTATGAAATGTCATAAAAGAACTTATCTATTATTTTTGTTTCTTGATGGTCTTTATTATATTAGATTTAGGAAAGAGAAATTTGATAAGTTTCATAAACAATTTTTTGTTAAAAATAGACCAGATAAAGAAGATGTTAAAAAGTTATATTATTACATTCCAATTGAAGAACTTAAAAAGATAGAAGTTGAAGATAAAATTATTATTAAAGATCATGTTATAAAGTTTAATTGACTATTTGTGTAACTGCTGAGTCGAAATCGTAACCCGTTAAATTTTTAATTGAATTCATCATCTTAATATAATTAGATAAAGATTGATTATATTTCATAATTGATATAGCCCTTGATATGACATGACGTCCACAAGTTGCAACATCTTCTTTTTTATTCTGAAAATTCTTAGCATTATAAATAATATCATATCCTTCTGATTGTGCCTTTTTTAATAAAGGGGTTAGATAATCTGTTTCATCTATCGTTTTTTTATATTTTTTATTAACCCATTTTAAAGGTTCATTTATTGGATACGAATAACTATCAAAATATTCAATAGTTGGTTTATGTGTTTCTTCATCTGTATATTTAGACAACAATGTCCAGTGACCATAGTTTGGTTTAGACTCCCATATTATTACCACAACATCTTTTTTATGTGGCATTAGTTGATTTATTGAATTATAGTTTTTTAGTTCTTGATGTGATACTATTTTTATATTTTGTCCTAGATGTTTTTTTATATCTAAGTCTGTCAATGCTTTATAATTCTCTTCTTGAATCTCTCCTTTATTCATTCCTGAACCTTCAAGAGTATGAAGATATTTATTCAATATTTTGAATTGCTTTACTGCATTCTGTTCTGTCATTGGTTTTTTGCTAAATCGTCTACCTGATTCTAAATTCTGAACATAGTAACCTTTTTTATCTTTAATTATTTTAAAAACCATCTATATTATAATCATCTATTATTTTATTTGTCGACAAATATAATTACCCCAATATGGTTTACAATACTCAATAATCTTTTTATATGGCAGGTCTTCTGATGTCATTACTCCTTCATTCTTATGTTTTAACAAATATTCTATAAACGCTAATACAGATACACTTACTTGCAATTGAGTGCAATTAGAATGAGTGTTTTTACCTAATAATTTCATTGTCTGATTATTTGTCAATACTGAACCACACCAATAAACTCGACCATCATTGAAAAAGACACAAGCCCCTAAAGAGTCATATGAATCTTTATTAATAATGTCTTCTTGGTATAATGGCACTAATTTTGTGGGTTCTTTATAATTATTCTTTTTCATTAATTCTAAACATTTCTGAGATATAGGACAGGAATCATAAACATATGTAATAATGGGTGTATAATTCTTAGTTGAAAATAAATCTGACATTGATATTACTTCATTGTGTGTTATCATTCGTCCTCTTATCTTTTCTACTTTATCATCTGGTGTTATTATAAAAGATTCTGTAAAGCAATCCATAGAACGCTTATCTGGGTTTATATACATATTTTTATTATATTTTGACTTATGATATTCTGGTGTTGGTGGAACTGGTGATGATATAAATGATGGTGATAACGCTTCACTGATTAAGCCAGCAGGGGACCATGTATTATGCATACAACTCTTTGTCAGTTTATAATGTGTCTCTTGTGTATCCTTTTCTGCACAATGAATCATTTTAACGGTTTTAGATGCAACATATGACCATTTATTCTGTTTGATATATTTTAATAATTCTGGTTTATGATCTTTACAATAACAATGTATTGCTTCCATCGTTAAATTTGAAATAGCTCCTGGGTTCGCTCCTCCTGATTCTATTATTGATGTTTTAGATTTTGTTTTCTTTATTTCCTTTTCTAATTGAATATTTTGATAATATAAAGTTCTTTTCTCTGGATTTCTTATTTCATCCTTCTTGTACTCTTCTATCGAGGTATTAATATATAAACAATGATTTTGACGCGCTATTTTTATTATCTTGATAGAATCTGTATCAACTGTTAAATCAACACACAATGTTTTATCATTCATTAATTTATTTAATAACTCTTCTTGATTGTCTTCAGTTAGATACTTTCTGATATGAATAAGTTTAGGTATAATTTTATAAATATATTGTGGTACATCTTCAGGACATAAAATAATTATCTCTTTTGTTTTAAGTAATGAGTGCTTCTTTTGTTTTAGAAGTTCAAGAAGACTCCTCATAATGGT